CTATAGAAGTAATAGATAATAATCTTTAAGTCTGTACACGATTCAGGAATTATTCGGAATCAATTTTCTCGGTTTCCGTCACCGGAGGATTCTTTCGGGGTCGCCCTCGGGGGTTGCCCGTAGGGGCTCGCACTCGGTTCTTGTTGTTCGCTCGGTGCCGTGCCCGTTCCTTTTCAATGTAGCTTAGGGCATACATGATGTCAGCAATGGTAGTTCCGTCATCCAGTACCTGAATTTGATTATTCGCCGTGTCAATAATATCAATAGGCATTCCTCGTGTTATCTATATACCGGATAGATATTTTAAACCGTCAATTTTCAAATGAAAAAAAATTGAAAAATAGAAAAATACAATTTCTTGCAAATTAGTTTTTCTACTTCGTAATGATGCGAGCCGAAAAGTTACTGTATAATGTAAGCCGTGATTTTGTTACACCCTCACTATCATAAATTACCCGTCCGTCTTGATCACAATTTACTACGCTAATTGATTTTTTATTAATGGACATTATTTTGTGGAGATATGCTACGTCTTCCGTTTCCCGTGCACGCTCTGATACGATAATATCGCCATCTTTTAGCTCTGCCAGTGGTACAGTTTTCGTATTAAATGGGAGCTCATAGGCTACTGCGTCTTTTCCTGGGCCGCACCAATATGTTACCCAGCGATGCTTGCGGGGAGCAATTCGCCACCGTTCCAGGCGTTCTTCTTCCAGGCGCTCCTCATCTTCCTGGGGCAAGATAGTAAATGCTTTTTCGGCTCGCTTGAACTCTCGCAAATAGTTTTCTTTGTCGTGGATGCGTTTTTGTAAAAGGACATCAGTAGGATTTTTTTCCTCGTTCTTATATAGTCCATCTAATATTTGTTCGTGCATAGTAATTTCATTCGTGATGTAATCCCGTGTGTGATAACGGACAGATCCTTTAACATCCATCATTATGCGATAATTGATCATCGCATACTCGTTGTTGTAAAGTCCGTCAAATTTAATGCATTCCGTGGGAGAGCCTGAGAAAGTGGTGAGCTTTTCAACGTTGGTCATGTTCATGTTGCGGTTCATCTTCTATACTCTTGCCGGAGAAAATAAATCTGGAAGCGTGTCTGATTTTCTACCGGAAGACCTGGCCGTCAAATTTTGTAGATTTTGGGGGGGTGGCTTGAAAAAAAGTTGAAACCCTACTTTTTTTTATTGAAATCATTTTCTATGCTGTATTCAGATGTCATTGGAAAAAGCCATAAGTGAAATCTGTTTAATGTATGGCCTATCAGAAGAACAAGTACGGCTTGTACTAAGAGAAACAGAGAAACGTATCGCAGAATTTCATAGGAGATTCGGGGAAACGTTATATTTTAATGAGTTATGCAAGTACCAAGTAAAACATTATGAAGCAATGCAACGTATCAATGCCCAGTACGATTAACTTATTTCTTCTCTTTCATGTGTAACAACCGGACTTGAGCCTCTGCCTTAGCTTTTGTAGTATGTTCGGCAAAAACCTTCTTCGTTATTTTATTTGATACACGGTATAACCCCGACGGCAGTTTACGTATGGTGTAGGGCATTCTATATAGAAATAATATTATCTATTAGAAATGGCCAACTTTTATAATGATACATTTTCTAAGCATGATGATTGGATGACACCAAAAAATGCATGGCATGATATTAATGATTATATCCCCAAAGATAAAGTGATATGGGAGGCATTTTATGGAGACGGTCGTTCTGGTCAATTTTTAACAGAATTAGGATGTAATGTAATACATGAGGACATAGATTTCTTTAATGAGAATAGAGGTGATATTGTTATAAGCAATCCCCCCTTTACTAAAATTCCTCAAGTCTTACAACGACTAATACTATTGAATAAACCATTTATTCTTATCATGCCGTCAAGTAAAATCAATACGCAATGTTTTCGATCCATTTTCAAAGACATTGAAAAGCCACAGTTGATCATTCCGAAGAAACGTATTAACTTTCAAAAAATGGTAAACGGTGAAATGATTAAACATAAATATCAGTGTAATTTTGATTGCTTTTACTATTGCTGGAAAATGAAACTGCCGTCGGATATTACATGGCTATAAATAATATTATCTATTAGAAATGAGCGACCTTTCTAAGATATTCAAAGCCCATGACAAGGATGACGTAAGTAAAAACGATCCACTGCTAAAAAATACGAAAGGTTCTATCATGTTACTAATAGGTAAGAAGCGAACAGGTAAGACTTCGCTATGGTTATCCCTACTATCTTCTCCCAAGCTCTTTGGGGGGTACTTTGGGAACATCTTTCTGATCAGCCCGTCCAAAGAAGAAAAGACTCAAGCCCTCCGAGAGGAACTGGACAAGGAGGGCAAATACTATTCAGCCCTTACCGAGGCGAATATCGGCTCTATCCTGGACTACATCAAAGCCGAGCAGGCCAAGCAAAAGATGAAAGAGATGAAGATAAAGAAAAAACTCCCGCCTATCTACAACCTGATTATATTAGACGATGTAGTGAGCGATTTGCCACGTGGTTTCAAAAAGAACGTAATAACCAATTTATTCTACAACCATCGCCACTACAACGCCTCTTTGATCGTCATCTCGCAGTCCTACAAAAACATCGCCCCCTCCCTAAGGAAACAAGCTGACTTGCTCTACATCTTTCCGACGAATAACCTCAGAGAGAAGGAAGCCATCCAGGAGGACTGGTCAATAGACGACGAAGTCTTTAACGAGTGCTTTGAAGATGAATCTGACCACCCCTTCTTGACCGTGAACCTGATCGGCTCACGCCCCACGTATTTCCGCAAGATGACAAAAATGGAATAAAAAAATATCCTACCACTATAGAAATGCCTCTGGTACAGTTTGTAATTACCTACGACGATTTGCTGGATAACTCCAATGAAACGACCAACGGGTACACCATCAGCAAAATCACATCATCCACTACCTCTCTTACCCAGGCAGTCGTTAGTCGTAACTGCAATCTCTACGGTGGTCGCTACAGAGCAAGAGTAGACGGCTTCCACATTGAATCTGGTGCTTATAACACAACAACCTTTGGTCAGAATCCCCAGCTTATCTATATTGGTTCTTCCCGGTTTTTGTTTCCTGCTATGGGACAAAGTGTATTAACATTTGCCACAAATTCAGATAACATGTGCAGTGACGTGCAGGGACACCGAGAGTTTATCATTGACGCTATTAATGGTCAAGTAGATATCTCCGTTTCCATGAGCCAGTTCGGACAATCCATCAACGCCAACCCTGCCGCAGTCGTCGCTCCCTTCACGGTGGACAAGACCGCTACGTGGGGCTCAGCCCAGTTTTGCTACGTCGTTCTCTCCTTGCAATTAGAGCCATGCGATTCCAAATCCACCTTTGGCGACGCTAAAAACGCTTTCTAATTATCTCAATAAAAGCCACTAAGAGGGGCATATATTGGAATAACAAATAACTTACTACTTATTCAAAGGATGATTTTTATCGTTTAATCTGAATGGTGCCGTCGGCTTCAAAGGCACACAGCACATCGTAAACCACGATGATAGTATTCAGGTACGAAGAACCCGATGAGCCATACCCTGTCAATTGCAAGTTTACGTTAGTTGCGGCAGTCCCTGCGAACAAGGAGGCTTCGTCATCAAATGATGTCAAATCCCAGCCGATAGCGTAGAATTGTGTCATGTAGGGGTTAGTAGTTGGCGACCCAGCCGTCGTAGGAGTGCAGGCTGGGGAGGAGTAGATGACTGACCCCTGCAGATTGTGGTGCAAAGCATTTTTAAGCCCTTGGAAGACCATAGACGGGGTGTCAAAGATAGCCGAGTTAATTTGGTTACCGTCCACGTAGACAATGGCGTTAACACCTGAGCCGTTAAACGTAGCAGAATCTGACGTATCACGGATATATTGCAACTGTGTTGCACTGGCGTAGGTAGCACCGTTGGAAGGCATGACAAACACTGCACGGATGGACGAGGCGTTCAGACCGAGCGTGTACGAGGTCAACACCGAGGCGGGAACCTGCACAGCCATGTTGGAAGTCAAGTTCATGATGTAAGGGTGAGTCTTCACCGCCATGCGTTCCGCTTCAATGAATGCGGCGGGGAGTTCGCAAGCCTGGTACACGAGAAACGTATTGGTGACCGTATAGTCCGTGATCGTAGCCGTAGAGCCACGGTACAAAGCACGGGCAACACTGGCGAGGTCAATCTGGAGCGTCAGCGGTGCACTGAGCAAAAAAGCGGGTACGTCCTGAGTAGATGAGTTAAACATACTTAGCGGAAGGGGCAAAACCAAATCAATAAAGCCGGACGTAGTAGAGGTGTAGGTAAAGGGTGCACCGACACCGCAGAGGAGCTGAGCGTCGCCCAACAAGTAGTTAGCGTTGGCGTTGTGCATCAACATTAAATTGAGGTCGTCGTTCAAATAGTTGCGTTGTTCAATTACTGCCGAGTTAGCACCGTAGAGCGTCATACGGTTGATCCATGAGTAACCATTGCCCAATGACGGCACAAAGTTAGCGTTAATCGTACCAGCCCCCTGAAAACCGACCGAGGTAGCGGCAGCCCAGCCCGAGGTCACGAAGCCCGTACCAGTGACCGTAATACGGCAACGGAGAGCCGCCGTACCACGAGAAATGCTGTAGTTACTGGGCGGGATTTGGAATAACACCAAGCCACCGCTGGATTGTGACTGCGACGTAGACGACACTTGAAAAATCCGGTTGCGGGTCTTAATCGCCTGAGCCGATGAGTTGGACTTCAAGGAGTTCGGGACATCCTGAGTCATGTAGTTATGCACCTCTTGATTGATTGCCGAGAAGTGGGTCGCCATGTTCTATACTGATTACCGCTATTTTATTTTTGGCTAAATTACTTCTTGAAATTGTAGTAGTTGGAGAAATCCAACTTGTCCACCTCTGCCAACGTACGGCTATGGTGGACGGCTTTTTGCATGACGGAGGGATCATTCGGAAGCTTCGGAAAGCCTTGACCGAAGTTGTACATGAGCGATTCCAACGCCCGAGGTTCGCCGTGCATCTTGACCGGATTAGCATCAATCAGAGCCGATGCAGGAATGGGAGATGCCGTAGACGGAACCTTGCCATGAAATGCCATGTTGTATTCGTTGCTACGATAGTTCCGTACCATGTGCTTTACCGTATTGCCAACAAACGGTAAAAAACACTTGTACTGCTTACCGCCGTGCTGTAGATGACTCATTTATACAGGGGGAGATTTTATTTGGCTTTGTTTCTCTTGTGCCTGTTTCACCTCCTCCTGGTTCAATCGTTTCTGTTCTGCAATCTCTTGCTCCAATTTTTCCCTTTGTGTAAGGAGGTCTTCCAACAATTTATCCCGTTGTTGTAGGAGTGCTTGTGGTGGGGCAAGTGTCGGAACGCCTATCGTATCCTTATAAGCATTGGTGGGTTTCAGTTGCACCTCGTCCAGCTGTATACAGATGCCGTAGTTCACACCGTTCATGTCCAGCGTATACGTAGTAGACAAGTTATCACTAACGTAGAGGTTGAGCGACGGGATAAACTTGTTACTAATCATGGACTTTTGATCATTGCGGAAGTAGATAATACTATTAGGTAACGTAGTTACTGGGACTTTAGCGACAACATCCGAGTTCTGATACGATTGTACGATAGCCTCATAGTTGTTTTGGAACTTCAGCGAATCGGAGCGAATGTACACAGAGGTAATAGGATTGACCATTACTTTATTGGGCGATGTCAATGTAATAGCAGTACCGAAGGTCTGGTCGGTCTGGGGAAACCCGTTCATGATGCCCAGCACATAGGATAAGGAGAACTTTAACGTAATGCTGACGGTGTATGCTAATCCTGTCATGCCCATCGTGGTAGATCCTGTCTGGGCATTGTAGCTAAACACAAAGTTAGCGGCGGATAGGGTAGACGATGGAATATTTAATAAGATATCGGCTAATAGTGATACAATCATCTGGGTCTGCAGGGCATTAATGTTATAGTTGCCTTCTGGGATGTTCATCGTAGTAGAATTAAACGAATGACCAGCACCATTGGTATCCGTATAGCTATAGGGCAAGTTGTAATTCGTAGTATTTACCTGAGAAAACGAGTACGGTAGCTCAATCATGGGCGTACTGATAAGAAACCGATTGCTGGCGTTCGTTAAGACAATAGGAGTTGTAAAAAGAAAGGTACAGTTGTCGGAATTACCAGTATTTGCTTGGCGGGTGTTTAAGAATAATGTATAGCTTCTGATTATCTCATACCCGCTCATCCTGTCTATTTAGACATAGATTAAATCTTTCATTAGATTAGCATGGCTTCCATCAATGGTTTACAGAATAACGCCCTTGTCGTCAATACCATTGACGGATTAACAACCGTTTATGCAACATCTATATACAGTGGTAGTACCCTAATCACTCCAGGCAACTATGTGCCATACACGAACGCTTCTACCACGGTAGACCTGGCGGGACAGGATTTGAAAAACGTTGCTAACTTTTCTACGCTGTCATTGGCGGCAACACGGGCGACGATAGGGTCTATCTCCACCATGGGAATCTCTACAAATACGATCTCCACAGGAACGCTCTATCTCACGAATACCGTGGTAGGCACACCCGCTACCTACATTGCCCTGGATACATTGGGTAAAGCAATATCCTACACGCCGTCCTTTGGAATTCCCAGCACCCTTTCCACGGTAACGATTCTGGCATCTACTGGGACAATATCCAGTATCTACGCCTCCTCCCTTACTACAGGCTCTACCTTTGGTGGGACGACCGTGCTATCCACGCTGACCACGAATACAGCCAATATCTCCACGCTAAACTTTTCCACCATGACACAAGTAGGAAATGCCCCCATTCGGTTCTATGGAGCAATCAACTCTGGACAAGCCATTACCGCCCCACAGTTCATTGGTGCCCTATCTGGTAATGCTGACACGGCAACGAACCTGCAAATAGATGCACCCCCTGGTGGTGATATGTATCTGTTGGGGTCAGGCATGGCGGGGTCAGGCACCACTCAGCGTATCTATAGTGAAACGGCGTTATCGTACAATGCAACGACGGATATCCTGTCCACGTCCCAAATCCGCTTAGGAAGCGTCCCATCCGATACCATCGTATCTAATAAGTATCTGGGGCTGAATACTGCAGGGTCTACCGTGTTAGGCACGGCTGGAGGAGGCGGAGGTACAAATATTTATTCTACTCTTACAGCAAGTACGCTAACCGTCTACAGCACCGCTACCATCTCCTCCTTATCCGCCAGTACCATACGTGTAGCCTCCTCGCTGACATGTAGTACCATTAACACCCTGCCTTTTGGTACGGGCTTATTCGCCACGAATACCTCAGTAGCCATTGCCCCATTCGCATTGGGGGCTACCACGTCAGGCGTGGATAATATCGCCATTGGCTACAACAGCCTGAAGTCCGTGACGACTGGTGGGAACAACGTGGCGTTAGGTTGGACGACGGGCTTTGGTCTCGTGGGGGGCAGTGACAACGTCATGATAGGGACTAGTGCAGGAGGCAATCTTGCTACGTTAGACCAAAGTATCTACATTGGTGGTAATGCACGGGGGTCGGCGACAGGAGTAACGAATGAAGTGGCGATTGGCTACAACATACAGGGCAAAGGCAGTAATACGGTCACGCTGGGCAATACAAGTCATACACAGCTCTACATTCCGCCTGTCATTCAGACCATCAATGGAACAAACATGGTATTCAGTACATCTGCTAACTCCACGATTAGTACCACGATAAACGGCACGACCATTACCACGATATCCACGAACGGTATTACATTAGTAAACCCTGCGTCTACGCTACGAACGACTGGAAATAAGATGGCGTTGATTGCTACCTCCTCTGTCAATGTGGAATCACGTTTGGTGGTGGATAGTGGTGTCTATACAGATAGTGTACGTGCCTTGCCTGGAGGCGGTGGACTGCTATTAGGTGTTCTGGGTGCAACGAATTCTAATCTGTATTGCTATGATAGTGGGTACGTTCAAGCCAACGGGTATTTTCAATCGGTCGCAGGGGCATTCACCTCTTATAATACTGCATTGACGATAAGCAGTGCAAATACTGGGATTATTATGAAAAGTGCAGGGACAACGATAGCCACAATAGATACGTCAGGGCTGGTCGGGGTGAAACCCTTTCAAGCGTTTTCCTTCACGGCATCAAATGCGGCATGGGCATTTCCTACAGGAGCAAAAGCATTGTGGATAAAACTGGTAGGGGCGGGTAGTGGAGGGAGTGGGGGTGGATATGTGGCACGAAATGTTGGAACAGCAGGAACAGCAACAACGATGTCTGGCTCTGGAATCTCTCCTACACTAAGCGGAGCGGGAGGACTGGCGACAGGAAGTTATGGAGGAACCGCCCCAATAGGCACAAATGGAAATATTATGAATTGCTATGGGTCATACGGAGGGGCGGGTATGTATGCAGGACCAGTAACATTTAACACATATATGGCTGGAGGAACAGGCGGTTCAAGTCCTTTTGGAGGAGGCGGAGGCGGTGGAGATGTCTGGTATTATTCATTTGGTACTCCTGGTTATCAGGGGTCGGGAGGAGGTGGCGGGGCAGCGGCAATGAACACGGGACAAGGGCCAGGTATGGGAGGAACAGGAGGCGGGTCAGGTGGATATTTAGAACATTATATAGCAAATCCATCAGGAACATATAATATTACAATAGGCGTTGGAGGAACAGGTGGGGCAAGTTCAGGACAGGGATACGCTGGAGGAAATGGAGGAAATGGATTTGTTGTCGTTTATGCTTATTTTTAATGTCATATACTATTAAATGGAAGTGATATATCGTGTCATAAACAAAACTACGAATGAAGTTATTGATGCTCACATATGGAACATGGACGATAAGATACGGTTACCTTCGCAGTATGACCCAGATGAATATCACTATCTGAGAGGAGAAGGAGGTAGCAATGTTGGGCATACATATTGTGATGGTGAATTTATAGCTCCTCCTCCACAATTACTGCCTGTTGTTCCTATATTATCCCCCAAGCCCCCGCCCGATCCCAGAGACAAAACCATAGAAGACCTGAAAGCTGACGTATTGACATTAACGGGGTCGCTGACCCAAGTCATTAAGGTACTGAATGCTATTACCGCCCCGCCTGTTGTGCAAAGTGCCTTAGATTAATTTCTATCGTTAGTTAGAACCATGTCAATCGCCCTGCCCGATATCTTATCAGGTGTGGCTTCTGTTCTTGCTCCTTCTGTGGAAGCCCCACGAGTTTACAACCCCGACCCAGCGGGTAGTAAACCAATCGTTCTATGCATTACACGGGACATTCCCGAGGATGACATGAGAATATTAATGAACTTTGGCGTAGTCAAGACCTATGACCATAACATCCATGCGAACATTGACCCGTCCACGATGCCGTTTAAGTATTTCATCATTGATTTACGGAAGCCATCGGCACGGCTCTACTTTCAACTGTACGTCATGCCCTTGGGTCTGCAGTACCACCGAGTCCTGTACAAGTGGTCATGGGAGGATGACTTGGGCATCCCTTTTGAATCCCAGCTAACAGACTTCCCGCCGAACCAGGCTACGGAGAGGGCGTATGATCAATTGCTCCTAAGTTCCCCCATCCAGCCCCCATCCTGCCTGAAGGCTTTTTTAGTAAAGCTTGCGATTTGTGGTGCAAAATGAATCGGTGGGTAAGACGTATCATTTTGTATATCGTGAGTACGGCAATCACACAGGTTCTGATCGTTTTAAAAGTATCCCCCTACATCATTGGTGCGGTGTCTGTACTGCTTTAGAATAAAATATTCGTTCTATGTAGAATGGGCAACGCAATCAGAAAGGCAGTAACGTGGGTCGCCAAGGCCGCAGTATCTGGAGTAGGAAATGCGATTCCTGTTGTTGGCGGGCCCCTCGCCAACTGGGTAAACAGTAAGTACGCCATCGGTTCATTTGACATTGGTGCTATGGGTATTAAGGAATCTGACATCCCCGAGGGTGTCAAGCAAAAAGCCATCAACACCCCCGCCCAGCTAAAGGCATTCGTCAAGGCTAACCCCGAGGCATCTTCTAAGGCTGGTCTAACGGTGGAACTGATTGACAAGGAGGTAGCTAAGGCTAAGGAGGAGGCTAAGGCCATTGGCGGTCTGGTCGGCATGGGTCGCAAGAAGATGTCCAAACCCGTCATGGAGGACTTTGTCAAGCGTGAAGCACCTGAGACGAAGAAGGAGGAGAAGAAGGAGGAGAAGAAGATGGCTACTGGTGGTAAGGTAGAAAAGGCCAAGAAGCCCCGCTCCGAGAAACAGATTGCTGCTACGAAGAAGATGTTGGAAGCAATGAAGGCAAAGAAGACTGGAAAGAAATAAAGGTCAAAAAATAATATTGTTTGTTATATAGAATGCATCTCTACAACAAAGAAGATTTAGCCAAGCTGAAGGATTCTAAGCCAATACAGATAACGGCACATACCCACGAATGTATTGTACCCGTTGTTTATAGTGGTATGGTCAATCGCTTCTTAGAATCAAAGGGGATACACCTACCGCTGACACATCACCAGCTGGCGGATATGAAACGGGAGGCGGGTACGCCTGGATATGCGAAGGGCACAAAGGATCTGAAAAAGGGTAAAAAGAAAGGGAAGAAGAAGGAGCCAAAATCAAAAGCCCCGCTGATTAACCAAAGCGTAAATGTGACCGTGACAAGTGGATCGAAATCCTCATCGTCGGCTTCAGGCGGTGGAGGGTCGGGCGGAGCAGGAGGCAAGGGCAGTGGTGGAGCAGGAGGGCGTGGCGGTGGTGGTGGAATGGGAGGCGGAGGCGGAGGAGGCGACAAAGCCCGTGCATTATATAACCAATTACGCCCAAGCAATTATGCGATGATTCGCTCTGTATCATTAGCCCCCCAGCAGATTCACCCCATTGTTGATTATGGCAAAGAAGCACGAGAAGCAAAGGCAAAGGAGACAGATGCACTGGAACATTATAAGAAAGAGGTAGAAACACGAACAAAACAGCTGGAGCGATTGGAGGCGACCATGGCAGACGTGTTAAAAGCAAAAGAGCCACTCCAAAAATCAGCCTCGTCTGTGCCATTGCGGGTGGATGATTTTGATCAGCAACCAACAGGGGCATATCAGCTATGGCTGGAACAACAAGTAAATGTAGAAAGATTAAGACGGGAGAGAGAACAAAAAGAAGCCGCAGCAGAATCAATAAGAGTTGCAAAGTTAGCAAAACAAGAACAAGAAAAAAAAGAAGAGGAAAAGAAAAAAGCTTCAGAAGGGGATATCAGAAAATATTTAAAACCAAAAATAACGCCAATATCCGATGCATCCTCTTCAGCACAACCCGCAGTATCCGCACAACCCGCAGTATCTGCACCACCATCTGGTGTAAAACAAAGACCAAGAAAGCCAAGACCAGGCGTAGCAAAATCACCAGCCCAACAGCCCTAAATGGGGAAGAATTGGGGGAGAAGGGAAGAATGTAGGGGTTTTTTGGAAACCTTTTCGGCTGAGAATCTCCCTATAGCGACTTTTCCGAAAAACCCCTACATTCTTCCCCTCTTCCCCATTCTTCCCCTCTTCCCCACTCTAATCCTTCTTTACATATAGTCCTTGCATCCCTGTACTATGAGCCATTGCATCTGCTGTTTCTTTCAGTTTATCAATAAGTGGTGCAGACTTCTCTGTAATATAGATATGGCGTAACATGTTAACGGAGATGAGTTTTGGCTTGAAGATGTTATTCAGAATCTTTGTCATGCCCGACCCCGCTATCTCTTTGTCATCTGCGTTGGCGAACAAGTAGTCCATGTCATGGAAAGCAATCCACTTTTTCAAAAGGAGGTCTAATGCCCGAGGAACCTTCTGAACTTGTATCCCCATGAACTTTGCTGTCTTGTATTGTGAAAAAACAAATTTCCCTCCTTCATAGAAGTTGTCCTTGGCTTTGTCATAGTTGCGTACTTTCATCTTGCAATAATCCATAGCACGTCGTGGAGGCATCAACACATAACAGGCCAGAATGACATAGCTCTGTAGGTTCATAATCTCCTCCCGTGTTGGCTTCTCTTCTTTGAAGATGTAGTAGTATTGGTTTTTGAGTTTAGCTAAGTGTTCTTCAATCTCTTTCCACGACATCCAGTTCTCCTTTTGTTCATCTGTCTTAATGTGCTGGTGTTGCAAGGCAGTATACTTCTGCGAATCCTCCATCATCTGGTTTCTGTACCTGGTCTGTACGCCACCAGTCGTAAACGACACAAGGGCTGACAGAATCGTTTTTCTGATAGTAAACTTAATGGATTCCATGTGCTTCATTACTTTTTCTTGCTCTGTAATATATAGCGTGTGGTCAAAGTCCTTTCCTGACCAGATATCTTTGAACATGGATTTTAATACATTCGTATATGTTTTGATAGAGGATTCGGAGAGGTTCGGTCGTTCGTGCTTGATAGCTTTGACAAGTGCTTCCATTGTTTCTACCGTATATCTATATTTTATTGTTTATGTTTTTCTACGGATTTTAACAAAAGGTAATGGGTGAAATTATAGTGTGTTGTGTGTGTGAATTGTGTAGTATTTGATGTGAGAAATAGTAAAAATGTGTGTGAGAAATTGTGCCGTGAGCCGAGCGGAGCGAGGCAGGGTGGGGTACACG